TTAAACTCTATGTAAATCTGCGGATTCTCTTCGTGATACTTTTTGAAACTTGTTTTCATTTGGTTTAAATTTTGAGGTTTGATATAATTTTTTGTAATCCTTTTGCAATTGCTTGCTCAAATGGTCTTGCCATTGGTTGAATGTTAGTTCTTTCATCTTAATAAATCTACGATTAAATAAAATATCCATACGGCTATAATTCCAGCGATGCCTACCATCGTAAGAAATTCTGCCGTTTTAGTTGAGTTGTTCGACTTGCCCTGATTTTTCATCTTGCATTTGTTTAGCTATGATTTGAACTTCTCTCATTACTTCGGGATACTTTACATATCCACTTTCTCTATTCCTGGTATTCCAGTACACTACTTGCTGGACATTTAAAACGTTCCACTCTCTTGCGGAGAAAGGCAAGATACCTTTCTTGTTTAAGCTATCAGCAACTGCCTGATGTATATTACTCTTTTTTATCTTAATCATTATAGTATTGTTTTTTTGATTGATGTTGTACTTGACTTAGCTGGAGGAAAAAACTCAAACGATTCGCCCGTTTCCTCATCCACCGTGATTGTTTTATTCTTGATTCCTTTACAAAATTTCTCGACTTCCTTTTGCTTCTCTTTTAACTCGTCGATTTGGTCTTGTAAATCTACCCATTGCTTGGTTGCACTAAAGTCGTATTTAGTTCCGACCTCAGCCACTTGCATCTCGACACTATGAACTTCAAATCTACCTTTGTCGTATTTTAAAAGTTCGTCAACTGCTTGCTCCTTTAATGTCTTTTCCAGTTCTGAGAATAGAAGCTGGTACTTTGATGCAATCGCAAGCAAAGACTTTATGTCCTTGCCACCTTCTTTGACTCCTTCATTAATCAAATGAACCAAGTGATTAATTTGAGCCTTGCTCATGTCTTGAATCGGGTTATGACCGAATAAACCTATCTCGAATTGTTGTGGATTAAATTGTATCTCTTCCATTTTTAAATTTGTCTATAAATTCTTGTGAAAATCTTTCATCTTTTACTGCATTTTCAAAACATTGTTTTGTTATATCCATTTGAAATTTTAATGTGTTTTCAGATGCGTGATATAATGAACGTAAATGAACTTGCAAGAATGCTATCTCATAGCCTTTCTGATATTTTAATTCCCAATCTTCCATTGTTAAAAAGGTAAATCGTTTTTGACTAATGTAGCACTTGGAATATCAAAAACGGGCGCTGGCCTTGAAGATTGAGCGCTAAACCCTTCCGTTCCTTTAATCTTAAAGTTGCCCAAGATTGGAGCGTTACTTTCGGGAGTCTTTACTCCATCTTGCGTGATGAAACCGAAGTTTCCGTATTGGTCGGCATCCTCTTTTAAGAATCCGCTGATGTTAAGGTAAGTACCTTTCTTACCTTTGTACAATTTAGACTTGTCTAACAAATCTACGTTGATTGAAATGCTTACTAATTTGCTCATTTGATTATTGGTTAATTGTGAAACTTAATTTTTTAGTAGAAAATAATGCTAATATATCTTTATTGCCATTGATTGATTGTTGGGAGTTAGCATAATAGCTATTTAACTCATCGACTGATTTACATTTGTCAATTTCTTGTTTCCATATTTGTAAACTTTTAGCCTCCTCTTTTCCGTGAGTGTTGGTAGCATCTGAATCTTTTGTGTCATCCAGTGCAAATAATCCGTTGAGTGCATACTTCCTGGCATACGAAGAACTTGCTCCAGTTACCTGACTTCCATCCATTCCTTTCTTGCTTTCTTCTTCCCTTGCATATCCATCCGTTGTATACGTTTCCTTGCCGTTTGTGAGAGTCGCAGTAGCTTTAATGTAATATCTATCTCCCACATTAATTATCGTGTCGGAAATCGTAATAGAATAACCCATCGGGTTAACCACTTGCTTGACTGCTTCAAGAATATCTTCAGCACTTCGATAATTGTATTTACCGAATGAATTGAATTGTCCTTTAGGTGCTTTTACCTTTGCTTGAATTTCTGCTAATTTGTTTTCCATTTTTAGTCTAAGATTAATTGTTGAAATTTTGATTTGTAAACTCGTTCCTCTCTGCAAACTGCTGCCCAAAAGTCTTCGAGTTCGTCAAAAAACCAGGTGCAAGTGTAGAACCCAGCTTCATCTTTGAATTTTGCTGTATACTTTTTCATAGTCCTGAGATTATAGGTAAGATGTGCCAAAATAAAAGATATCCAAATATTGCGATTGCAATGCTCCCAAGTAAACCTTCTCGGTCAGTTTGGTAAAAGTCTTTGATGTACTCGATTGTTTTTTTCATTTTGATAAGGTTTAAGATTGCCGAAGAATCCGCTTCGGCTCGGGTTTATAATTATTTTAATCAAATACATTAAATTGTGGATAGTAGTAGCCATCAATTAATTCAGCTCCTAAAATAACTAAATTGCTACCCCACCATTTTTTCTTTAATCTAGCATATTCATTAGCGTCTTCAATTTTGGAATAACCAGCAATGCCATATTGTGTATAAATATTAGCATTTTTTTCTTCGAAAATTCTGTGTTCTAATTCTTTTTTCATTTTCTTATTGTTTAAGTATATGCAAATATAAATATAATTATTAAATAAAAAAACTTTATATAAAATTATTTTAATTATTTATTTAACGGTCATATAAAACAAAAATCCCCACCGATATGACCAATGGGGATTCTATTACTTAAACCTATTTAACTATGAAAGTACAAACCTACAAATATTTATTTAGAATGCTATTTTCTTTTTCGAATTGCACTCTTTTATTATATGCTTCTAATTCAGTTTTAAATATACCTAATGTAATTTGTTTATTATTAAAATAGATATATGACTTCCATTTATTGTTTTTCATTCTACTAACTCCATTATAAATACTGCTTTTTTTAGAATTTAATTTTGACCTATGACAACTATTTTCTCTACTTGAAATTAATTCCAAATTATTTAAGCTATTATTTAATTTGTTTTTATCTATGTGATTAATTTGTAAATCATTATTATCAATTCCTATAAATGTTTTATAGACTAATCTTGCCAAATAATAATAAGTTTGCTTTCCTTTAATATATAAACCTATTCTAATGTACCCATCAGAACGTTTTTTTACATTTAGGTATAAATTAGTTTTTAAGTTTTTAATTCTACCATAAGAACTAACTAAATAAAGTCCTTCATAACCAGTAATCTCTTTCCAAATTTCCATAAAAATAAAGGCTCAAATCAAAAGTAAATCTGCAACGTTTTACCAATGAAATGAGCCATTAAAGTTTTTGATAGCAGTTGCAGTTGCTCTCACAAATATACTATTATTTTACAATTTTACCATCCCTTATTTGAATATTTTGAACATGACTCTTTCCATTTTCTATTTCAACAATAGCCATCCCGTGGTTGTGATGTGAGAAAGGCATATATTTAGGACTAAGAAGTGTAAGGCATCCAGTAGTGTAAGTATTAATAAATTGCTTCATACTTGTTTTACGTTGAGTACAACTCGTTCTATGAACGTGTCCTATAAGAGTATTACATAAAGTTTTATTTAGCAAGTTTTGTGATGGGTTAATCCCTCCAGCACCATACCACTCATGTCCGTGTCCAACAAGCAAGTCCCCCATCTCCATTCCTTGCCAATCCTCAATCATATTGATCCCTAACTTATCTAATCTAAAGAATACATCAAACTGGAGATCGTGTAACTGAGCAAATTCTTCTGCTTGCAATTGTAATGACCTGGCGAATCTATTTTCGTGGTTTCCTAACTTATAATAAATCGGAATTGTTCTAAATATATCCCTAAGCCTTTGCAAGAAATCCCGATTCATATCTACCTCTCTTTTAAAATCTCGCATATCCTTTTCCTTTTCGTGCCTGGAAATAGAATAAAAATCTTGGATGTCTCCATTCAGATACAAGCAATCAATTTCTTGTTCTTTTAAATGCTTGATAGCACAAGTCAAAGCCTGAAGGTCGTGATAAGGAAAATGAATGTCTGATAGAATTCCAATCTTCTTTAAATGCGGAGGCAGTTTAGCCGATACATATTCCTTGCCAATGCTTTCTTCGATGCCAAAATTATCCAAAGTTTCAAGATTATAGTTTGCGACTACTGGCGGAATGATTTTATTAATTTCTTGTAATGACCTATCCTTCGAAGTTATATTCTTTTTAATCATAAACTTCCTTAAAGATTCAGCATTTTGATATCCGTACATTTCAAAGAATGAATTGTAAAAATCGGTTTTACTTAGATTTGTAGAATAGAAATGCTCCCTAATCTTGATAATTTTATCTTCCATTTTCATATTCTTCCATTAAAACATCGACTAAGAACTCGATATTGTTTAGCACTTTCATTCTTAAAACGTAGCCAGCATCATCAATGTGTTCGATGTTTTCTAAGACATCCATCATTGTAAACAATAAATCATTTGCTCTTGATTTTGGTTTTTCCACTGGCTCTATGTCAATTTTATACATGAAATATTTTTAGATATAAGTAACCAAAGATTATAAGTCCTTGAAAAATAATCGTTAAGATACACCAAGTTGGAATGATATTAGTTATTTTTTCTTTATTAGTTAATGAATTATCAGATTTTAAACTTGAAACATAGATATTTTTGTACACGTTTTCGATTGAATCGATGTTTACCGTTGCTTGAATATTGCCCTTGTAAGACCTTATAATAATCTTGCCTTGTGGAACGGTTATCTTTGAATAGAAAGTGTTTAAAATGCCCGTAGAATCGCAAGGATTCTCAATGATTAGCGTATCATATACCGCATTGAATTTTGTTATTACTTTGTAGTCACGGATTGTGTCTATACGAATCTTTTCTTTTTCAATTATTATCGATTTTTGTGGTCGACATGAAATAAAAAAGTTTGCAATTAGCAAACTAAAGATTAATTTTTTCATGAAAAGTAAAGTTCTGATTCTGCATTTCTTCGAAGTGTCAATCCATTTAAGACTTTGCCTCCACTCTTATTCCATTTTAAAAACTCTAATTTAATTGACTTATCATTTGGGTCGGCATTTACTTTTTTAAGTAAAGTGCTTTTCTTTAAAGACCCAGCGCCCAAGTTATAGCAAAATGATACAAGGGCATCGAATTGGTTCTGATTAATGTCATCACGGCAAAACGAGTCAACGCTCCTTTCATAATGTTTAATTACATTTAAAAAAATATCGGTTGCTCTTGCTTCGCTAATAGGTGCATCGGTCATTCTAACCTTTGTGCCATCTTCGTAATAAGTGCAACCGACTGAAATCGTTGGAATACCAGCTGGACATAAGTAAGGCTTGAGTTTAACTCCCTCAAACTTCTTTATTAGGCTTAGTCCTTTTTGGCTTATTTGGTTGACCTTCATCTAATTTTGCTCTTAATTCAATATTCTCACTTCTTAAATTATGAATCTCGGTTGTTAAAGTTTCAACCTTATCTGTCAAATCAGCAACCTCTGCCTTTAAATCAGTTGCCATTTCCCTCCAAATTTTAATTGCTTCTTGAACGTTTGTAATCTCGGAAGATTGTACCTCAATTTTTTCTTTCTTTCGACCAAATAACCAGGTAATTAATGAACCAAATAAACCCGTTACTCCTGGTATTACTATCTCTTCCCAATCATTCATTATTCGCCTTCAGTTTCAGGTGCAACTTCTTCTTCTAAAGTTTCCTCTAAAGCAACTATTTTCTTTTCTTCTAACCCTAATGTTTCTAATGCCCATTTAACGATAAAAGAATCATCGACTCCCCATTGAGCCACGATAGGCTCAGGGATAATCAGATTGCCTTCTTCAATCATCGGATTAAATTGGCTCATTAATTTAAAATACAAAGTTTGCTCAGGCTTTTGAAGAGCGTAATTAACGACCTTTATTTCCACTCGGTCTGCTATTTCTCTTACTCCTTTAACTGGCTCAATGAATACTATCATATTAGTCTTTAATAAATATTTCTAATAACTGCGCTTTTGCTAAAACGGTAAATGATTCTGAATCTTTTACAAATCCTTTTAAAGTTTCTTGGTCTGACTTATCTAAATCTAAGGCTTCCCCTTTAAATAACTTCTTTGCCCAATCCCAAAATTTAAGTGCATCTCCTTTGGATGCAGAGGCTAATGCGCCAGCTAACATTTTACCAGCATTACCACCCTCAAATACTTGGTCATCAAGACCGATAAAGTCAAAGTTAAAATCTAATTTCATTTGGTTGTTTGTTTAGTTTACAATCATAAATAGCTATTATCCAAATTTTTACCAATATATGTAATTCCCATTTGAATCAACATATATTTGGAAAGTTGTATTTCGGTATTTAGGCTCGTTAAATGCTCTATTTATTGTTATCCCATCGTAAGGTTGATAAACCTGAGAAACCGAAACAATATGATTGCCCTGATAAAATATTTTATAATAAATTCTAATGCCAAAATTGTTAGCATCTTGATATGGATAGTCAACATTTATAAGACCAATAACATTGTCCCTAACTGGGTTTATTGCAAAGGCTACATTGCTTGCAAAGAAATTTCCATTTATATAATTTATAGGGAATTGCTGAGAAAAATTACTTGAATCATTAATTGAATAAGACCAAGTCAACCCACTAACATTATTAGGAGTTCTTCCATCAGTCGTAGAAAATATTGGTAAAAATGAATAGTTATTTGCCCAGTCAATTGAAGAATCTCTAGTATCAACTTGACTTCCACTTACAAATGCTTTAAAATTAGTTATTTGTCTTCTTGGAACTAATGCCCCCGAAGAATTAACGGTAAGGTTGTCATCGGGTCTTGCGCTTTCGGGTTGTGAATAAGGAAACATTCGGTAAAAATCTACCACTAAATTTATTCTAACTGCAAATAAATATTGCCCAACGGGAACGGTTACATTATTACGTTGAAATATTAGTAATTCATTAGGCACAAGACCTTGAGAATAGGTAAAATATGTTTCGTTTATAAATACTGAAACGTGGTCAACAATTCTTAGGTGTCCAGGTAATGTAATTCTTAAAGCCAACAAAGTTGAATTTGTACTTGGTTGGTTGCCTATCGTTACAATATAGTTATAATAAGCGTCATCCGTTGGAGTTGCATTTATAGGCGCTGGATGGACAAAACTATTATTTACAACATTCGAAGTAAACGAAAAAGATGGCGCACCAAATACATAAGTTTCAACCGTATTACTTTGAGCATAATTGTTAATTATATTACCGCCATAAGCCGAAGCAAAATTGGTATAATTTCCGAACTGAATTGCTCTTATTGTAAATACAAATTCTGCAAAGTAGTCAATTGGTAAAGAATTATTAGTTGTAAAGGTAACGGTTCTGCCACTAACCGAAGAACTAAATGGACTTGGTACATCGACCATACTTACAAATTCAAACCCACTCGGCAAAACATCCGACATCACAATTTGTCCACTTGTAGGATTTGCCAAAATTCGCATTTGAATCCTTACCGTACCTGATTGGTTGATATTAAATGCACCTGGCATTGACTTTGACAAAGTCATATTTGGGTAGCCAAACGTACAAGTACCGT